GCCGAGCTTGCTTTGCAATATAAAGAACTCGGCGGCTCCTCGAAAGTGGTTAGCCAAAGCGTCGACGAATTAAAAGGGCGCCTGAATGATTTGGGGGCCAACGTTCCAACGGAACCCGTTAAGAATTTCCGCCAACAAATAAAGGACCTCACAAACGAGCTCCAAACTACCAACCTCCCGAAAACCTCGGCCGAATATCAGCAACTAAAAACGCGGCTCGAGCAATTAAAGGACGCTCAAAAAGATTTTAACGAGGAAATTGGGGCGAACGCTGGGCCTGCTTTCGAAAGTGCGGGGAATAATTTAAGGAACCTCCAAAGCCGCCTCGGGTCGCTCGATTTCGCGGGGGCCGCTGATAGTATTAACGGGCTCGCAAAAAACGTTAAGGGGCTTAATTTTTCAGGCGCGACGGAAGGCTCGGGAGCGTTTACAAAATCGGTTTTAAACCTTGGAAAAGCGTTATTAACGAACCCCATTTTTTTAATTGGTTCGGTTATCGCGTTAATCGTAACGAATTTCGATAAACTCGCAAACGTTATTCCTGGCGTTGGAATCGCTTTCGAGGCCATTGGTAAGGTGGTGGGATTTGTCAAGGACGCGATTACAGGTTTTACCGACGCTATCGGAATAACGGCGGTCGCGGCGGCCGATGCTGTAGATTCAGCAATCGCCAACCTCGAGGGGAATCAGAAAAAACTCGATAACGCGCGCCGTTTGGCGGTGGCAAATGCTCAGAAAACGGGCGGGGACGTTAAGGCTATTAACGACGATTACCGAAAAAAGGAAATCGCCGAAAACGATAACTTAATTAATCAGGTTAACGCGCTCGAAAAGAAAGGAGTTCTATTAACAAAAGAGCAAGTCGACGCGCGAACAAAAGCGCTCGCGGCCAACAGTGAAATTAATATTAAAGCCGCCGAGGATGAAGCGGCGGGCGTGGCAAAAGCTCGAGAAGATGCCGAAAAGGCGGAGGCCGACCGTATCGAAAAGGCAAAGCAAGCCGCCCAACAACGCGCCCAACAAATTAAACAAAACGAGGCCGAGGTAACTCAGGCAATTAAGGACGCCCGCGAGGCTCGTTTTCAAGCGGGCTTGAGTGATGAAGATAAGGAGCTCCGCCAACTCGATTTAAAATATGAAAAGTTAAAAACCCAAGCGGGAAATAATCAAACGCTAATAAATCAACTCGCCGCCGAAAAGGAAGCCGAGCGCCTTGGGGTATTAAAAAAATATTCGGATTTAGAACTCGCCCAGCAAGCGGAAAAGGATAAGGCGCTCGCGGATCAAGTCCGCCAAAACGCCATAAATGAGGCGGCCGAGCTTGAGGCGCTTGAGGAGCAAAATTTCCAAGCGGGGTTATCGGCAAAGGACCGCGAATTACAGGCGCTCCGCGATTCCTATTTTGAACGAATCGAAATATTAAAGGCGGCGGGGGCGGATGCGGCCAACCTCGAAAACGAGTTATTGACTAAGGAGGGGGAAATCCGCCAAAAGTATCGGGATGAGGAAACGAAAAAACGCGAGGATGAGGCCAAAAAGGAAGCGGATAAGGCGAAGCAACTAAGCGACGCTCGAATCCAAGCCGCCACAAATACCGTGTCGACCTTGCTTTCGTTAAACGAGGCTTTCGCGGGGAAAAGCCAGCAAAGCCAAAAGGCCGCATTTCAGCGCCAAAAAGCCCTCCAAATAGCTCAGACGGGTATAGAGACGTACAAAGCCGCTCAGGGCGCTTATGCCTCCCAATTAATTCCTGGCGACCCTACGAGCGTACCGCGCGCATTTATCGCGGCGGCGGCGGCCGTAGCGGCGGGACTTGCAAACGTGGCAAAGATTAAGGCGACGACATTCAGTTCGCCCGCTCCGAGTGGGGGAAATAATACGAGCGTCCCAAGCCTGAGCGCTCAAGGCGTGGCGGCTACGGGTGGAACCGTTCCCGATTTTAACCCGCTGGCGGCGTTTAATATTCAAAACCAACCTCAGCAAGCAACTCCCGCCTATGTGCTCGCGGGTGACGTGGCGAGTTCACTCGAGGCGCGGGCAAAGGTTCAGGATTTGGCGCGACTATAAAAAGAAAAGCCCCCACGTTTGGAGGCTTAACCCATATTTTAACACTGAAAACTAGTAACGCCACAAATATAAAAAAAATGGATTCAAAAAAAATATTTAAATGCGTAATCGGGCCCGAGGGGAGCCTCGGAGTTGAAGCGATTTCCCTCGTGGAATTTCCCGCCATTGAGTCGAATTGGATCGCGTTAAAAAAGGAAGTGAAACTCGAGGCGCTCGATAATGAGCGGCGGATGTTATACGGTCCCGCGCTTATTCCTGATAAACCAATTTTGAGAATTGATAAGGAAACGGGCGAGGAGTATTATATCGTTTTCGACCGCGAAACGATTTATAACTGCGCTCACGCGTTTATGAAAAATGGTTTTCAAAATGCCCATACTTTTGAACATTTGAAACCTATCGAGGGCGTTACCGTAGTAGAGTCATGGTATAAAGAGGGTGAGAATGATAAGAGCGTCCATTTAGGTATGGATGTACCCGTTGGAACGTGGTTAATCGGTTCGAAAGTAGATAACCCCGAAATATGGGCGAACGTCAAAGCGGGGAAGGTTAAAGGATTTTCAATTGAGGGCTACTTTGACCACGTGGGGTTGAATATGGGGGCGGTTAGCCCTGAGGCTTTAGCATTACAGGAAATAGAAAAGTTATTTATTTCGCTTTAAAATATCGCCGAAAGGTGAGTTTCTGGTTCAAGTGTTTAAGGGTGAAGCTAAAAAGGGTTCCTAACGAGGAGCCCTTTTTTCGTGTAAAATGGGGAAATAAATAGGCCTTTCCGTTCCATACGCAAAACATTAAACGCATGTCAAAAACCAATTTAAAAGATTCTTTGAAAAATATATTTTCAAAGTTTGGGATTGACCCAAGCGTTCACGGTATAAAACTCGAAGAGGTTAAGCTCGAAACGGAAGGCAAATTAATGGATGGGACTCCTATCTACACAAGCGCCGAAAGTTTCGCCATTGGCGCCGAGGTTTACACTAAGGACGCCGAGGGTAATATGGTCCCAGCAACCGCTGGCCGTTATGAGCTCGAAAGCGGTGAATTTATCGACGTTAACGAGGCGTCACAAATTGCCGAAATGGGCCTCCCTGAAATGGAGGAGGAAATGAGCTCGGACGATTTGCTGAGCGCCATTAACAAACTGAGCGAACGCGTTTCGACCCTTGAGGGTGAAAAAACAGCGTTAGAAACTGAGCTCGCCACGGTGAAAAATCAGGCCGCAAAAGCTACCGAAAACCTCGGAGCGGTTAAGGCTGAATTGGCCGCCGTAAAAAAGCAACCCGCGACCGTATCAGTTAAAGAAAAAAATCCAACTCGCGTAATTCTCGGCGAGCAAAAAGCGGAAAAGCCATTTAATCAAATGACGCTCCGCGAACGTATCGTAAACAATATCGAAAAAATTAAATAAGAATTTAAAAAATGGCAACTACTGCAAATTTAACAACCACCTACGCGGGTAAATACGCGGGTGAGTACATTAAGGCGGCATTCTTGGCGAACGAATCGCTTCAGCATGTAACCGTTAAAGAAAATATCGACTATAAAGCGGTCGTTAAAAAACTCGTTGATAATATCACTTTTGAGGCTCCGACCTGCGACTTTACGCCGCTGGGTACGGTGACAATTACCGAACGTACTTTGACCCTCGAAAAATTCCAAGTTCAACGTAACCTTTGTAAGAACACTTTCCTAGCGGATTGGGGCGCTAATTTCGTTCAAAACGGCGAACTTGAGCCAGCATTGAGCGAAACTTTGATTGCAAACATGCTCGAGGGAATCGCGGCAAAGAATGAGGAAATTTTGTGGACGGGTGTTAACGCTACGGCGGGCGAGTACGACGGACTTTTGACCCTCATGAACGCGGGCGGTTCGGGCGTTAATTTCGTAGCTACTCCCGTAGCTATCGACGCGACTAACGTTATTTCTAAAATCGCTTTGACCGTTGCGGATTGCCCAACGGCTGTTAAGCGCTCGACGGAAAAGCCTGTTATTTACATCGCTCAAAACGTTTGGGAGGCATTTATGCAAGCAAGCGCGGCGGCGGGCAACGGTTGGTACACTTATGGCGGTCCTGAAATGCCGAAAAGTTACCTCGGCTATCAGTTGGCAATATGCCCAGGCATGCCCGACGATACTATCGTTATGGCTCAAAAATCAAACCTTTGGTTCGGTACGAATGTATTGAGCGATTGGAATAATATTCAGGTTGTGGATATGGGCCAATTCGCCGAGGATAACGTTCGCTTTAGTGCGAAATTCTTCGCGGGTGCTCAGTTCGGTATCGGTAACGAAATTGCCGCATACGGAACGTGGTTCTAAAAAATTAAATGGGGGGTTTAAACGCCCCCCCTAACTTTAAAAAATATAATAATATGCCATGTTTACTATCGGCGGGCTTTATGCTCGATTGTAACGAGGGGGTCGGCGGCGTTAAAAACCTATATTTCGCGAATTGGGAATTTTTCTCGAGCGGAATTACGTTAGATGCAAACGGAATTATCGACGGCCTGCCAGGTGTGGCGGGAAGCGTTGACGTTTTCCAATACCAACCTAACCGAAATACGGGAGCCGTTACCGTGGTCCCAACGGCCAACCTCGAAAACGGGACTTTATACTACGATCAAACGGTCGAGCTTACTTTGGGTAAGTTGAGTAATGCAAAGAAAAAAGAACTCGAGCAAATGAGCAAAGCGAAACTTATCGTTTTCGTTCAATTGTACGACGATCAAATCGTTTGCGTTGGCCGTACCGACGGCGCGTTTTTAACGACGGGTTCGTATCAATCAGGAAAGGCGAAAGGCGACCTTAACGGTTATCAAATCACGTTAAACGCTCAGGAGCCAGGACAACCCGATTTCCTTGAGGCTTATACGTCCGTTCCTTTCGATAATTTCGCGGGTATTGCCGTAGTTCAATAATATTCGTTAAAGGGGTTCTATATTTAAAACGGGGGCGGGCGTCAAAACTCGCCCCTTTTTTGTAAAACGATGAATTATTTAAATACAAATCAGGCGGGCCAAACTTTATATTTAAGTTTGAACGAATCGCGGCAATATTTCGCCACGGCCTTTACGCATTATTTATTTATTTTAATTCATGAGGAAAATTCGACCGCTGGCGAGGAGCTCGCCCAAGTCCCCGCGATTGTAATCGAAAACCAACGAATAACCCAATTAACCGTAACGACTTTCGGGCTTACGCTTCCTGGCCGCTATCGATTCTATGTTTACGGCCAAAATTCAGCCGTAAATTTAGACCCAACTAACGCGGCGGTCGTTGGCCTTTGCCGTATCGGTTGGCTCGATTTAAAGAGCGCGACGATTTATTATGACGTTCCAACGATAACCATTAACGACGATATTATTTACAATGGAAACCCATAACGTTAAACGATTAACCCTAGCCGATTACACGGTTAGGAGCTCAGCCGAAAAAACCGACCGTTCGGGGTGGGTTAATTATGGCGTCGATAATCTTTTCCCTCAATATTTATCTGAGCTCGCCGCGACGGGGGCCGTTCACGGTTCGCTATGTGTATCGATTGGCGACATGTTCGCGGGCAAAGGGCTCGAGGCTGGCGTTTATAACAAACGTCTCGAGGCGCTCAGCGCTTACGACGTGTTTTATGGGTGCGCTCATGATTATAAAAAATACGGCGGTTATTACATTGAAGTTATTTATTCAGTTGATCGCCAAAACATCGCGAAAATTCGTCATTTACCTTTCGAGGAGTGTAGAATAGCGGTCGCAAATGAGGAGGAGGAAATCGTCGGCGTTTATCATTCCAACGACTGGGCGAATACTCGAAAGAAAAGGAATAAGCCCGAGTTTTTACCCGTATTTAACCCAACGAATAACGGCGAAGAGCCGAGACAAATATTTTATAAGTTCGCTTATTGCGGGGCTAATATTTACCCGCGCCCTGATTATTACAGTGCTATAAATTCTATCGAATTAGCGCGCGAAATTAGCGTTTACCACGTTAATAACATCATTAATGGACTGAGTCCGTCGATGATTGTTTCGCTTTTCCAAGGCGCCCCCGCCCCTGATGAGCAGCAGCAAATAAAAAGGGATTGGGAACGCGAATTAACGGGCGCTCGAAACGCGGGTAAGTTCATAATGACGTTCAATGAACGCGATACTCCAAAGCCTGAAATAACTACTTTCCCGCTCAGCGACGCGGATAAACAATATGAGTTTCTTTCGAAAGAATCGACCTCGTTAATTATGGTCGCTCACCGCGTCGTAACGCCTTTACTTTTCGGAATTCGCGACGTGGGCGGTGGGTTCGGTTCGAATAAAGATGAAATGGCGGTCGGCCTTGAAATTTTTACAAATCAGGTCGTTGACCCAGCCCAAAGAAAACTAGCGGACGGACTCGAGGAAATTCTAAGCTACGAAATGCCTAATATAACTATTACGGTTATACCGAATTCGCCGCTCGTTTTAACCCCTCCCGTTAAGGTTGAGCCAACGCCAACCCCAGCCCCTCAGGCGCTCGAGGATGAAAAAAAAAAGCCCATTTGCTGCGCGCGTGAAACCAACGAACTCGAGGAGCTGGGCTCGGAAATCGCCGAGGAGCTGATAGCCCTCGGAACCGACCCCCCCTCGGGTTATATTTTAATAGATTCGTATGAGGTCGATTACGAAAATGACGACGCCGAAAACGAGGAGCTCGTTAAAATAACCGCGCATGAGTTGGCGAGTACGGGAAGGGCTCAAGCCATGAGGCCAAGCGATCAAGACGAAACGAATTACGCGGGCGTTACATTCATGACGCGTTACCGTTATTTCGGCTCTAAAAATCCCGAGCGTGAATTTTGCCGTAAAATGATGGCGGCCGATAAGCTTTACAGGAAAGAGGATATTGAGGCTATGGAGGACCGACCCGTTAACCCAGGATGGGGGCCGAATGGCTCAAATTTCTATAGCATTTGGCTCAGAAAAGGCGGAGGCAACTGTTACCACGCATGGCGCAAGGAGACGTATTTAAACGCGAAAGGAATTAATCCACTCGCCAACGATGCCCAACGAATAGCAGTAGCAAAAGCCGAGCGAATGGGGTATAAAGTTCGTAACCCTGAACTCGTGGCGTTATTGCCTATTGATAGCGATTATAACGGATTCCTCCCAACGAATCCAATTTATGGCGTAAACGGAAAAAATTATAGAAGATAATGGCTGAAATACTTTTAATATCGGACGTATATATTAAAAAATATACTAACGTAAACGGGGCGGTGGATCCAAATCTATTATACCCCTCGATTTATTTGGCTCAGGATAAATTCCTCGCGCCATACCTTGGAACGAACCTTTACGAAAAGATTAAAAACGACGTGGCCAATAATACCCTGGCGGGCGATTATTTAACCCTCGTTGACGATTACGCGCGCCGCGTTGTTTTATGGTGGGCGATGGTCGAGGCGGCCCCCGCGTTAACCTACAAAATCGATAACGCGACGATGGTACAAAGGACCTCGGAAGATTCAACCCCCGTTCCTGATGTCGTTTTTAAGGACCAACTAAATAAATGGCAACAAAACGCCGAGCACTATACGAGCCTGATGGTCGATTATTTGTGTGCTAACTCGAGTTTATTTCCTGAGTATAACAACAACGTTTGGCCCCAGCGCTGCCCGATTGGAATAACAAAAGGTTCAAATACTTATTTATTTAGTTCGGGAAATACCGCCTCGAGCCGTACTTATGGCGTGAGGAGAATTAACCAAATTCCCTAACTGATGAAAAAACTAACTGAAAAAAAGCGGGTACAACTTGAGGCCCTCAAGCGGTACGAAAAGGAGCTTTTACTAAAAACTAAAAAACGAAAATGAGTTTTCTCGATGCTTTCGCGGATTTCCTTTCGAACGTCCAAAATTGGGTGTTTGGAATCGTGCTCGGTACGATGGGAAAAATATCTTACATGTTATACATGAAAAGAACGCTAACCGTCATTCAATGGGTGGCCGTTATCGGGCTTTCCGTTTTTTCGGGTTATATGACGTCGATTTACTGCGAGAATAACGGTTATAGCGTTGAAGCCAGCTGGGCGGTTCCTATGACGACGCTCATGGGGGAGAAACTGTTTATTTACGTAATGGCTAATTATAAAAAAATCATTTCGGGGGTTTTGACTTTTCTAACGCCTAAAAAGTGACCGAAAAAAAGAAAAATAAAAAACCCATTGGCGAGCGGATTAAGGGCTCAAAATTCGGCTCTTTTATTCGGGATAAGGTTAAACCCGTCGCGGGCGATATTCTCGAAATAGCGGGCGATATTACAGGCGTTCAAGCCCTTGAGACGGTTGGCGCCTGGCTTAATGGTCAAAAGCATAAAAGCGAGCAGCATGACGCGCTGGCGTTAGAGTTTGAAAAGTTGCGTTTAAACTTTGAGCTCGAAATGACGCGGATAGACTTAACGACGGAACTCGAATTTTACCGCGCTGAGGTGGACGATCGTAAAAGCGCCCGTGAACGTGAGGCGGCTTTCCTGAGCGCAACGGGTAAAAGAGACTGGC